TTGTTAGTTTCATCACACACTACTAAAAAGTCTGTGATACCTCGTCTACCTTGTACTTCTCTTAAAAACGGCTCTACAATGTTTCTAAAGTTAGCTCTTGTAAACTCATCATTGAATTCAAAGAGTTGGAATTTAGAAGCAGTTGATATTGCCTTTTCTAAAGTGATGAACAATCTTCTTACATTGATTCTATCAAAAGCACTTGGACTTGCGAGAGCAGTTTTATCACCAAATAATACAGTACCTTGACCTGGGAAAGTTGATACTGGATTAATTCTAGCAGGATATAACTCATCTCTTTGTGTTTTTGTAGGATTAAATGCAAGTTTAACAGCGCCTCTTACTACACCTCTATTGAAGCCAGCAGGTGAAAACCAACTGTCTGCAAGTAGGTCAGTTCTAGCACAAAGACCTGCCATGTCACCGTTTAATGGTACAAATCTGTAAACATCATTGTATCTGTCGTACATATATTTGTAACCTGAATCAAAAGACGCATATGAAGTTGAAGATATTGTTGAGAAGAAACTCACAACATTTGACTTTTGCGTATTTGAGTTAGTTACATTTACTACATCACTTCTTTCAGGTGAAGCAAAGACAACACAGTCTTTTCTAGCCTCTGCAAGTGAAATTAAGTTTTCAATATGTGTAGCAGTACATGGACCAGCAATGATTAAACCAACATCAACAGTTTCACTATCTGCAAATTTATCATAAGCAGTTTTAATTTCACCTGTTGTTACAGTTGAACCATTAGAACCACCACTCATAGTTTCAAGTGTTGGTGTATTTACCGCTGTGAAAGTTGTTCCACTAGCTGCATTACCCCAATTTGAACCTGAAGCATGATGTTTAGTCCAATAGATGTATTCTGATTTAGTGTAGATTACATTCGGATAATAGTTGTCATTACCTTGTGGGTCTTTTGCGTCTGAAGCTTTAGAAAGTTTTGAAAAAGTTTCTAAAATAGTTCCAGGTACGCCTGAAATTCCACCGTCTTCGTCAATAACTACTACATGAATTTCATCATTTGCACCGTTTCTTTCTGAAACATATGTTGATGTTCCTGGAGCACCGTCAACAGCATCATAATATTTCCATCTTCGTCTAATATTAGAACCATCTGTCAATGCTCTTTTAAGACCGCCTGTGCCTCTAGGGTGTTGAACGATAGTTACATCATTAGTTGAAATATTAGTTACTCTGTATTGTTCTCCGTCATCATAATCATTTGTTGCAGCTGTAGTTGAAAACGAAATTATATCGCCTACATTTAAAGCTGCTCCTGAAGCTGCTACAACTACCGTGTCGCCGACCGCTGTTGAAGCGTCATTGACTGTTGTTGCACCTTCTTGCTCATAAGCGGCTGCGTTGGGACAAGTTGATACTTGAAGGTTGTTACCATCTGTACCAGCTTCTCTAGCAACAAAAGTTGCGTTACCAGCTTGGCCACCTGAAGCATAGTTATTTGTCCAGTCATCCGTGTTTTTGATTAATACACCTGTTCCAGATGTACTAGCATTAACAGCGTTTGTTTGTGTTGCTCGTACTACTCTTAAAGAATTAGAATATTGTAAAAAGTTAGCAGCGCTGAAAAAATACTCGAAATTCGTACTATCAGGTTTACCAAATGTATCTACAAGTTCTTGTTCACTAGAAATACTTACTATCTCATCTAAAGGTCCTTTGTTTGCTGATATAGCAATCGCACCGATAGCGGTAGAAACAGCAGGAATGATTCTAGTTAAATCTCTTTCCTGTACGAGAACGCCTGGTGATACTTGAAATGCCATAGGATTCTCCTTTTAATTAGCTAATTACCTTTTTGTCATTGTTTATTTTGTCAAATTTCGTATTATTCATACGCCCATATTCAAACTTTGTCATTACAGATATTTATAAGATACTAGATTTACAACCCTTTTCTGACAACTGGTGACCAAACTGTACCATATTCATCTACCTCATCTTTTAACTCATCTGGTGTACCATCATCTATAAATCCAAATGGAGCCATGTCTTGCTCTATTAGATTTTGTTGTTCTAAATACAACTGATTTCTTATATTTGAATTACTTAATTCTTTAAAATATTGCTGGTTTGACAACCATCCAAATATGACTAGACACATCATAAGGTCATCATTACAACCATCCTCCGCCATCCATGAGTTACCACGCCTACTAAATGTTGACATCTCCTCTATTAGTTGAAAGTCATTTATTATCATTTTATCACTCTCAATTAATGTTTTAATACTAGATGTTCCTAATGCTTTTATTTGTTTTGTCATACGAACACCCATAGATGTACCACGACCACTAAACATAGCGCCTAATATTTGACCAGCTCTACCTCTTTGAGTTGTCATTAACATATTATCATATTCTAATTCCATTTGCAATATTTCTGCTATTTGTTGACCAATGTCATTCACTTCACAGAGTATATGAGCATGATTAAAACCCTTAGCTACTTGTTCTATGATACTAGGAAACAGGTGAGGTTTAATTTCATTGTTTTTATAAGTCGCAACTACTTCATAAGGTATCTTTGTAACATCAATCATAGTAAAGGCAGAATAATCTTTTCCTGTACCACGAGCCACATCAACACAACAAACATACAATCTATCTTTTTCTGGTTTCTTAAACATTTGTAAACCGTTTTTACTCGTTATCGCCGGTATATAAGGGGTCGCTTTTATTTTAGCCGGCGAAATTAGAGTATCAACTGAGCCTAAAAACTCACATTCAAACTCTTGTTGAAATTGCTCAGGTGAGGTATTTCTAATGGTATCTTCTTTCCATTTTTCATCTCTACCTGGTACCTCTGACCAATGCACTTCAATAGGTACATAATCGTTTTGTTTATTAATTGCGTCTATCCATAATTTGTAGTACATATTCATTCCATGAGGTGTAGATACAATAATCATTTTTGTTTTTGTACCAGATGATATTGTAGGATAAACAGAGCTAAAAAACATTTCAGCTATATTAGCAGGTACGAAAGCAAACTCATCTAAAAATATAATATTAAATGAACCACCTCGAATAGCACTTGATGATGTTGCAGCTGCCACAATAGTTGATTTGTTTTCTAATTCTATATTACCTTTGTTCCAGTTTATAACACCTTGTTGTAACCATTTTGGTAAATTTTCATAAGCGAGTTGCACTCTACCTAATATATCTCTAGCAGTAGATGATTTGTTTGCAAGTATGGCAATATTAGAGTTAGGATTAAATAAAGCGTAATGTAATAGATAAGAAACGGTAGTTGTTGATTTACCTGATTGTCTAGGTAATTTACAAATAGTAAATCTATTATCGTGTATTGTTCTAACAATATGTTTTTGAAAGTCATACATTTTAAAAGGCACTAGACCTTCATCAAGACTTACAATCTTCATGTAATTTTCCATGAAGTATAAAGGGTCTTTTTCACACTTTTGAAACTCTACTATTTGTTCTTTAGTAAATTCAACTGGTGTGTTTACCTTTTTTAAATTAGGGTTACCTAGATATGCGTCTGTACTCATAATTGATTTATAAAATTAATCCATCCTGTTACTATATATTTTTCTTTTAATCTACTTACAATGCCTCTATGTGTATGTGTCCAATAAGCAGGCCATATTAATGTTAAACCTTTTTTAGCTGGTGTAGATAAATGTTGATGAAAAAACTCTGTGCCACCATCTTCTACATCATTTAAATAAGTCATAAAAACTAATGCTCTATGTTTATTTAATGGTGATTTAAAATCATTTTCAAAATGCCAAATTTTAAAACCGCCACCTATGGGATATTTTTGTAAATTATAATGTTCTCTTAAAGCAAATTCAGTATTCTCATTCATAAAAGGATATTTTTTAATATATTCTTTTACGACTTTATCAAGTTGTTTTTTATATGTATGAAAAGGCTCATCTTCATTATGAAAATCAACAGCCAATTCTTTTGACTCTTTCATGTCTTTTACAACTTTTTGTTCATAACTAGTTTCATTCCCAGCGTACATCATACCATCTTTTAAAGGTTGATTTTTCATAAACTTAATTAAGTCATTACAAACTTTACTTGATATATACCAACCACCCATTAAAGTAATATTATCTAATTCGTATTCTTTCATATTATTATGCCCTCAATATGTGTGTAACCCATTTTTACAGCTGCTTCAATACGACTACTACCCTTAAACACAAAATACTCTTTATCATAATTTGGATTGGTGTCGTGTTCTATTAATACGGCGTCTATCATTTCTTTGCCGTCAAGTATGTCTTGTAACATTATGCCATTCTTGACATAACCTAACTTACTTATCTGAAATATCGTCTTTTTTGGGTGTTTCTGCTTTGCCTTCAATAACTTCATCTTTTTTCAACATCTTTTGTAATTCAGCAGTTGAACCAACGAACAAGGCATTTTTTATATTTGCATTTGCTGTTTTTGGTAATTCTTTTAAATCTTTTAATTTTTTATTTAAGTCTTGTAGTTTATCAACCGTATCTGCAACACTTTTAATTAAGTTACCTGCAACTTCATAGGCTCTAGGGTGTTGACCTTCTTTTGCAACATCTAATATACCCTCTATAGCTTCTTGACCTTTTTCAATTAAATTATAATAGTTTTCTCTACTATATTTGTGGTCGTTATCTATATCGCCTTTTTCTTTTTCTTCTTTTCTAGGAACAGGAGCCTTAAACTCCTCCTTTGGTGGAGTTTTAGACTCTAATCCTAAAATTTCATTTACTTTGTCTTCTAGTGCCATATTAATATTTAGTATCTGTATGGTCTGTCTTAGCTTTCCACCAAGAAGGCAATCCTAAATGTTTTCTACCGTCAAATAAATTCTTTTTAGAACCTTTTGTTTTTTGATTATTATAATGTAAAAAAACTTGAGCGCAATCTTTACCATCAAAACGGTCACGCCAATGTTCACAAATATTACCTTTGTAAACTAACATATCACCAGGTTTTAATTCAACTTTTACACCCTCTGTATATTCTGATACATAGCCATTTTTTTCTTGTTTTCCTAGTTTAGGATTAGGTTCTATGTAGATTGGCCATTTATCACCACCAAGGTTCATTGTTGTAGAAATTTCACAACTAAATCTGTCTTTGTGTCTATGCAAAATATCTCCGTTTTTATAGATACGAGCATAAGCATATGTAGGATATAAAGAAAGTCCTGTTTCTTTTTCCATTTTAGGTAGAACAGCTAATAGTAAAGTTTCCATTGCTATATCACCATAATGAGAATATGTTTCTGGTGCTTGTTGGTCATTCCAAACTCCCCATTCTGTTGTAAATGGCGAAATAAATTTTTCATCAAACATGGTTCTCGCCACTTGTCTTTTCATCATAAAGTAATTCATAACGAATTCAGCAATCTTCGGGTCAATTGCCTTTCTTATAACCATGTAGTTATTTTTCTTAAATGCTGGTGTCATTGGTTTTTCACTCCTTCTATTATCTCGTTTCTAACCGCCTGTAAGTTAAAATGTATAAATCTAAATTCTTCTTTACCATCATCAACTCCGTATTCATGCTCTAGGTAAGCAGGTATAAAAATTAATGTACCAGGTTTTGGCGTATAATTAATTTTATCATTTGCCATGGTAACTTTTTTACTATCTTTTTCAGGTAACTTCATCATTTTAGCTGCCAATCTAGGGTCGTGAAAAACAGGTCTTGATGTATTTTCTGAACATTTTAAATAATAAAATGCTGACACATGATTGTCGCCATGAATATGTGAGTTATGATGTCCGCCACCTTTTTTTGAAAATTCTTGCACCCATGATTCGGTACAAAATAATGTGTGATTGTTTATATTATAACCCATAAAATCTAAAAAGTTACGAGATGTTGCACCAACCCAATCATGCAATTCTTTTAATCTTACATCATTATATAATGGTCTTGAATGATAAGACCATCCAAAATCTTTATTTTTTTTAACTTTTTTTTGTTTATGGTCTCTTGTATATGCCTCTTTTATATACTCATCACAAACTTTATTTACTGATTTTACCCACTCTGGTTTATCAAACAACCAAATTGGTGTGCTATAATAATAATCTATTTTTGCTTCATTACTCATAATATTCCTATCTAAACGGATAGCCTAGATTCCAAATCACTAAACTATACCTTGTTCCCTTTGTTACTGGTGCTACTCTATGCCATACAAAACTTGGAAAAACAATAATAGAACCACGAGGTCTAATACCTTCACATGAATGTATAGCTGCTTTTTTATTTCTGTCCCAATCAACTTGATTTCTAAAATCAAATTCTAAATTACCACCAACATATTCGTCTGGATGTGATAAAGAAATTGTTACTGATAACTTTCTAATTTTACCATGGTCAACTGGTCTTGTGCCATCTGCTAGAGGTGGTCTTGAATAAGGTTTATCCCAACTATCACAATGCCAACCATAGTATTGACCAACACCGTATTTTGTAAACTGACAAGACTCTGACCAGTCCCACTCAAAATTCCAACCTGCTCTTTGATTTGCTTCGTGTATGTATGGATGTATTTCTTTATAAATCCATAAATCATTCATCCAAACAATATCTGATTTACGCTTCTTTTGAATATCTTTAATGACAGACTTTTTTAGTTTGCCATCTTTTTTATTTGCGTCATCTCTTTGAGCACCACCTGTAACGGCCATTTCTGGAGTATGTGCTTTACCATACGCTAAAATATCGTCAACAAATTTTGGTGTTAATACTGCTGGAAATTGATAGTAGTAGTTTGTTAAATTCATGTTATTTTCCTCATATCACATTATATCATATGTACCTATTTAGTCAAGCCTCCAGATAGTCAAAATTAATGATACACCTTAATTTCCTTTTTGGTTTATAGGAACTATGCCATATTGAACCATCAAATAATACAGCTCTACCTTTTTTAGGTGTTACTCTTTTATTTATCTTGTTTTTTTTATTAAAAAATACAGTATCACCATCACTATCTTTTACATAATATAATAAAACTTTATGTTCTCTTTCCATATCAATGTGTTTTTCATCTATACTACCATCGCCTGAATTAGGAAATTGTAAAATTGTTTTTGAGTATAGTACAGTATGACCTTTAGCCTTTTTAATCAAAGGCAATACACTATCAAAATATACACTATTTACACCTTCAGGTTTTGAAAAAATATGTAAAAGTGCTGGATTAAAATTTTTATGTTTGCTTGATGTAATATTTGGTGAAAAATACCAAGGAAAATTATCACTAAACAAAAGCTTTTCTAATTCGTCTTGTTTCTTTTTAGATATAAAATTGTCTATGATTTTCATTATATACTTTCATAATATTAAAAACTAAAATTAGTTTTGGTATTTGTATTTTACAATCACAATTCCAGAACCACCTTGTCCTGAACCAACCGAATAACTACGAGATGAACCGCCACCGCCGCCACCTGTATTTGCACCACCATTTCCACCGATAGATGAATTAGAAGATGGACCATTAGTGCCTGCATTTAATCCTGAACCACCAGTCGAGCCACCACTACAACCTTGACCTGCGCCGCCACCGCCGCCACCGTTTCCTCCGTTGCCGCCTGCGCCACAGTTTGAACCGCCGCCACCGCCGCCAGCCCAATAATGATTTGTTCCATTAATATTATTTTGAATACCTATACCGCCGTTACCTGCTCTATAACCTGGTGCTGGACCACAGCTTGGAGCTGCTGAACCGGCTGCACCTGCGCCGCCACCGCCACCTGCTCTATATCTAGGTGTTGAACTTTCTCTACCTGCACCTCCAGCGTTACCGCCATAATATGTTCCTGTTACAGGCGATTGTGTATTGCCTGATACGCCTGCACCAGCAGAACCACAGTTATCAACAACACCAGCACCACCGCCGCCGTTTGCATAGTTAGAACCTGGTTGTGATGTTGTGCCTGAAGTACGGCCACCACCTCCATAATAAACAGGTTGTGAATTAAATGCTGAACTAGCACCTGGTCTTCCAGGGGTGTCACCGTCTGGAGCACTAGCGCCTCCAGCTCCTACTGTTACAGGATAAGTTTGTACTGAAACTGGTTGACAAGTAGCATAAACTACACCGCCTGCGCCTCCGCCACCGCCATTATCTGAACCTCCGGCACCACCGCCAGAAACTATTAGATAATCAAAATTTTCTGAACCTGCACTATTTCCGGCACTTGATACCACAAAATTTGACGAAGATGTAAATGTGTGTATTTTATAATCACCTGATGTAGATTCTGTACCACCTGAAGCAGTTACATATAAAGGTGTTATTCTTTCATCATTTACAGGTAACCAACCTCTTGTTGCACCAGAATAAACAAATTTTATTTTTGTATCTTGTTGGTCTAAAGTTTCGTCTGAAGCTGCACCTTTAATATTTGAGCCGCCACGACCAACCGTTACATTATTTGTGTGAAATTTTCCGTGTGAATCAACTATGTCAACTTCATCACCAACACTTGGTGATGTAGGTAAATTAATTGTATGTGCGTTTGAAGTAGTATTAATAAAATAACCTTCACCTGCAACGGCTGTTGTTGCTGTTGAACCGTCTGCTGTAATAACAGCCTGCCATTGAGTACCAATATCAGCTGAACCTCCTAATGAAACCGCTGTTCCGTTTAGTGTCATTGAACTATTTGCGAGTTTATCATTAGCAATTGAACCTGCTAATTTTGCATTGGTAACGCTACCTGGAGCTAAATCATCTGCTGATAAATTGGCATCCTTGATACCTGCTGAACCTACTTTACTTATTGGCATAGTTTTCCTCTAATTCTTTCTTATATTTATACATCTTCATCTCTATTCTTATCATAATTTTTACTATCTTGAAAAAATGATATGGTTGTTGTAAATCCAAAATCATCATCTGCGTCAGCACTTTCTGGATTTGGCACAACTGTTATTCTTTCTTCTCTAGTAGCAGCTGGTAAATCCGTGTGCATATCTGCCTGTGTTTCTCTAATAACTTTTTGAGTTGAGGCAGGACCATATAAGTATGTTTTTGCTGTAAAATTTAATGTGTATATTACAGCTCTTCTACTTTCAAAATCTCCACTATAACTATCTTCGTAATTAATATTATTTAATACAATAGGAACATCTCTTTTTATACCCATTTCTGGAACAACATTAATTGTTACAGTATAATCTGGTTGAAAGTAAGGTAATATTTGTTCAACTATTTGTAAACCACCTTCAGCAGTTGCCGTAAAACAATATAAATTGTAAGATATATTATAAGGCACAGGCATATAATTAAAATTCATAACACCTGTATTAGTTTTAGTTGTTTTAAATTTTTGTACTTTAGTTAGTTTTCTACTGCCATCATATTCAATACCAGATATTTCAAAACCCATTCTAGGTAGTGTAACTGCAAATTGTCTATCTTCTAAATTAGGTTGTTGGTCTAATCTAACTAAAAATTTTTCTTTTGGTGCATATGCTAAAGGAACTCTAATAGATTGTATCGTACTATCTGAGCCTGTTCTTTTAATTTGTATATTATTAAAAACTTGACCGAAAGCTACGGTCATTTTTCTCATACCTTGATTATAAAAATGTCCAAACATTAAAAGTCTACCTCACCAAATGGATTTCTTTCTGTAAAGTCTAGTATATCATCTGAAGTATCTTCAGTATTAAATCCTGCTTGTGCGTCTAAATCTAAATTATCAGCATAAGTTGATTGTGTCTGTATATTATATTCTTCATTAATAAAGTAATTTTTAGTACCGTCAACACTATCATTTTCTAATTGTAATGAACCTGTGCCATCTTCTAACATAAATTGATGTGCTAATTGGTCTAAACTAAATGCGTCTTCAGCACTATCAATATCTGTAACGCCAGTATTTAATCTTTCTGAACTATACTCCCATGTTCTAGCTCTTAACTTGTAAACAGGTAAATTGCCTAATTGAAAGAATGGCTCTTGGTCTTCTACAAAACTTATTTCAAAAAATTTATTTAATAATGGGTAGTAAATAATATCACCTTCATTAGGTCTACCCTCTTTTATCATTGTATGCTCACTATCTACAGCATTAGTCCATCTTCGCTTAGATAACATAAATGTGGTTTCTTCTCTAATCTCTAAACCAAACTTATTAATTAATTCTTGTTCGCCTGCTAATCCTTCAGTTGTTTCTACATACATTTCAATTAGATAAGAGTCATCAAATTTAGATAATGTATCTTCGCCTAATATTAGGTCTTGATTAACAAGTGTTCTTGGTAAGTAGTAAACATCATGGCCATAGATTTTTAGGCCCTCTATGATTAAATCTTCATAGAGTTTTTTTTCGTTGGTGTTGCCAATGCCGTTTCCGCCTTGAAAGTGGTGATTAATGGCCATGACATTATCCTATCATTATCGCTGGATTTAACTCGTATGTACTTCGTATTTCTTGTTCTAACTTTTCAATATCTTGTAACGCCTCTGAATAAATTTGTTGACCATTCAATGTAACGCCACCAACCATAGCAACGCCGGCAAATTTTGATAAGTTAGCACCCCATTGTTTTTTAAATAATGCTGTAACATATCTTTTTAAATATATGTCATTGTAAACATCTGTAAAAGTTTCGGGGTCTAGTTTTCTATAACACTCAATTACGATATATTCGTCTGTAGCTAAATCATTAGTCCAGTCCATATCTATGTATAGTCTGTTATCGTGTTGATTAAATCTTAATGGTTTTTCACCTACTAAAATATGGTCTAAAAAATCTAAATGTCTTAATACAACATCATAGTTTATAATACTTGTAGATGAAAAGTCATAAAGGTCATTTAATCTTAATTGGTATCTTACATCAAATAAGTTTAGATTACCTTTATTAGAAAAAGGGAAAATATTAATTATTGATACAATTGATTCTGGAACAATAAGATAATTTTTGTCTTCATTCCAAGTTGTTGTTGTTGAACCATCTGTAGCTGTTTCAGTTATGGCATTTGCTGTTTTTAATCTTGTTTTATCATCCGCTGTAAGTTTGTATTTTAAGTAGGTTCTTCTAATACCATCATAGTGATATTGAGCGTAATACTGTAATGCTTCATCAATTCTATCTTCTAGTTGTTCATCACTAGCATTGATTTCTATTACAGGTTTACCTAGATTTCTCAAAGCGTACTGTTTTAATGTTTCTCTTGTATTTGGGTTTGCCATAAAACTATTTATCCTTATCCTAATGCGACAGCTTGAGCAATTGCGAATGGTTTAGTTGATATTTCAGCGCCGTCTAATTGTACTGTTCCTGTAAAATTTATGGTTGAACCAGCGATATAACCCTTAATATTACTCGCTGTTATAAACTTTTCTGTGCCTGCGTCTGATATTGCAAATTTATCAGCGTCTGCAAGCGTAATACTAGAACCATCTGTCATACCATCAATATTGATAACGGCCTCTACATTACCATATTCTAAAGCATTTCCTGAACTATTTACTTTTAAGACCTGTCCTGCTGAACCTACTGCACCTAAACCTGTACCACCATCAGCGATTGCTATAGTATCTGAACTTTGAAACTCTGCAAGACCTGTTACATTCGAGCCTGTAAAGGTTGCTTTTACTGGAGTTTTATCTGCCATCTTATGCTACCACCAATGTTGTTACATCTGAACCATCTGCTTTTGTAAATGGTATATGTAGGTTACTTAATACATCTGATATTGCACCTGAAGTTTGTAAATCAATATCTGAACTTGAACCATCTGCCTTTAAAAAAGGAATTTGTGCCGTGTTTGGTGTTCCTATTGTTACTGTATCAGTACCAGAATTACCTGTAATACTTATTAAACCTGATTGAGCTAAAGTTAATGTATCAGTAGAACTATCAGCAGCTACTACTGTTGAACCATCTGGCATTGCAATATTTTTAAATATATCACCTCCGCCACCAGGTATTGTAATTGTTTTTGTTGCACCTGAACCTGAAGCAGTTACACCAGAGCCTACAAAGTTTAATGTTGTGGCTGATGTAGATAACGCTGAGCCTTCATCTTGAACTGCTAATGAAGCTGCACCTGCAATTGTTAAAGTATCACCACTTAAACTTGTTGTTACACCACCACTACCTGTTATCTTTAAAGATTCACCTTGATTTATGGCAGTTGTTGTAGAACTGTCATCAACAATTGTTAATAAGTTACCAGCACTTTCAGCTAATTCTTTTATTGAAATTACATCAGCGTTAGCTGGTGCTGTGCCAAAAGTTAATGTTGTACCAGAATATGAAAAATCTGTTGTTGGTCTTTGAAATACACCATTTAAAAATACTAAAAATTGGTCAACTGTTTTATTAGCTGATACTGCAAAACCAGTTGTTGAACCATCACCTGTATGTGCTCTTACAACAGGATTATCATTAAAGGTATTTTGACCTTCAACTAATTCTTTAATTGTAATTACATCACCATTTACAGGCGCTGTACCAAAAGTTAAAGTCGTAGATGATACAGTAAAGTCAGTTGTTGGCCTTTGGAAAACACCATTTAAAAATACTAAAACATTTTCAACAGTAGCACCACTTGTTACAGTAAAACCTGTTGTTGAACCATCGCCAGTATAACCTCGTACATCACCACTTAATGGAGATGTAGAATCACCACTACTTGTACCACCGCCAATTTCTTTGATTGTTCCTGAATCGTTTATATAAAACTTCTTGGCTGAAGTATCTATACCAACTTCACCATTAGCTAGGTCGCTAGTTGTTGGTGTACTTGTGCCTCGCTTGAGTTTTATAATTGTCGCCATTAATAATAATCCTTATTCAGTTGACGACTAATTAAAATGTTCCGCCGTCAATCGCTGTTACTGTTACCGCTCCTGAGCTAACAGTAAAGTTGTCTGAACTAAATGAAGCGACACCTTTATTTGAAGTTGTTGCTAACTCTCCTGCGATAGTTAATGTTTGTCCTGAAATTGTTGCGTCAACACCTTCACCACCTGCAACTGCAAAAGTTTCACCTAAATTTACATTTGATACAGTTGAACTATCATCTGAAAAACTTATTGTTGCACCTGAAAGTTTTGATATTGCAATACTACCTGCTAACATTGCATTTGTAATACCAGAAGCTTTTACTCTTAATGCGTCAGAATTTACTTCAATTGATGAGTCATCTACTGCAACATCTAAAGTATTACCTGTTTTTGTTAATGCGTTACCAGCTGAGATTTGACCTGCGCCAGAAAACTGAGCAAATGTAATTGATGTAGAACCAAAAGTTGGTGTGCCGTTGTGAGTTGCTACATAACCGTTATCAGCATTTGCTGTTCCTTCTTCAGCAAAGAAGAAAGTACCGCCTGTTAATTCAGCGGCTGTATCTGCGTCTGGTGTTCTTGTAAGCACAAATACTGCACTTGCACCACCTGTTGCTGTTACTTTGTAAATACCGTTTTGTACTGCGCTAGCTTGGTCTTTTACAAGAACTCTATCATCAACTGATAGTGTAACACCATCTACTGTTAATGCTCCGTTAGCGTCAGCAGTTAAAGTACCGTTACCGTTATTGTAAGTTACGGCAGATAGAGCAGCTGCTGTAGCAACTCTAACTGAATCTTTAACATCTAATCCGTTAGCAACACTATCCACATATGCTTTTGTAGCGGCGTGTTGAGCTGCTGTCGGGTCTGTTACATT